CCCCCCACACTTGATAAGGATTGATTTCATATGGAAAGACTTGATACGGGATGCGGGCTGGGGTAAACGGATTAAGGACACACCGTAGCACCATTGTGCCACACGTCCAGATGTTTACTTGTACTTGTTCAAACTCACTTACTTCATACGGTACATCTAGACCAGCTTCTCGTGCCATCTTTGCATCAAGAAAACCCCAATACTCTAGCACTTCGTAGCGGCTATCACCTACATACGGTTCTGTTTCTTCTTCACGAATAGTATCTTCGTAGTATTTGTCTTCGTAGTTTGGGCCTTTTGCAAGACACTCTTCAATTGCATCTTTGTAAAAGTGGGGTTGCGAAATCAAATTACGTAACTGTTGGCGATTCATTCTATGCCGTTGAATCACGTATTCACAATCTTCTACGCTTGTAGCAGAAGGATCAGGATGAAAATCCCACGGGGATACATGCTCAATACGAGGAACTACTCGCTCGTATGGCTGGTACGTACGACCTTCAGGACCGGTCTGCCAACGATGCACTCTTTTATAGTGATTGAACGGCCCTTTTACAATTCCTGTACCCAACAGTGCAGATTCAAAAATAGAACTACGAAGTACGTTTACTGCGCTGGTATCAAGAAGCTGATCGTGAATCATCTTCTCCATGTTTAACGCAGCGTTTTGTGCGGGGCTAATTTGGGGTTCACCCATTTTAGCTGGGCCTTCAGACAACGGAGCTTGTCCATACTTTTCAGACAAGCCACCAAGAAAGTCCCCGCCAGAAGTAGCTTGGGTAGCACCAAAGGGTAGTTCCCTGCCATCCCCAGCAAAACCGTATGGGTCTTCAGAGGGCTGCATTTGGTCTAGTGGAGTAGAAAGGTGAGCAAACTCTGCTATTCCTTCCGGCACAGGTGTAGGCTCTACGACGAGTGGAAATTTCTTGTTAGCAAAGAGGATGTCAACAATTTGACCGTATGCTGCAAGTACCTTAGTCTTCGTGATCTTGATAAAGACCTTTGACTTTTCACTGTCCCTGTATTGCGTAGTAGAATCATAGATACCTCTAAAGTTTTTATACGCTTTTAGCCATCGCTGTTCGTACGAAAACCTTCCGTTTTCTGCGTCGTCAAATTTAGCTTTAACGTACGATGCTATTCCCGGAAGTTGTTCTTCAGGATCAACAAGGGGTACAGCGGTATCGTCTGCAGGTTCCAAAAAGTTATCGGACATAATATTCCTCTAGCTGAAGTAGTTTCTGTCTTCTGCCATTGTATTGAATGAAGCTTCGACTGTAGGCTTAGTCTGTTTTTTAGGCATAGCTTCTGCAAGTTTACCCATCTGTGTTTCACCAGTAAATTCTAGCTTCTCACGATACAGGGAGTTAACACCTGCTTGGTTGTCAACGCTCTCTTTGTCAGAGTTCATTATGTATGACGCGCCGTAGTTGTAGTTATTGTCTGGCATAAATGCCTCCGTTAGTTGTATGGTTAGTTTACAACGCCGCCGTATAAAAACGACTGGGCCATTGTTGTTGTTTCCCCCCGCATTGCATTAGCGCGGGCTTCGGGAACTGGTACAAACCCTTGTGAGGCCATCTGTGGCTTCGTAACTGCAGGGTCAGGTATGTTTACTGGCTGCTCCATGTTCCCTGTATCTTGTAGGCTTTGCGCTACTTCAGGGCTGTCTGCTGCCATTCTGTCAATAGGTCGAGTAGAAAACGGGTCTGCAACAACAGGCTGGGGTGGAACGGGAGAAACAAAGTCTGCTACTCCTTTGGCTGTTCCTGCCACAGTCGCTAGTGTAGGATCAACTCCCATCTGCATTAACTGCTCACGAGTAGACGCACCTTCTTGTGCTGATCCGTAAGCACCTGCAGCTTCAAGTGCTAATTCTGCAGGTTTAGCTACTTTGCTGAATCCCGGTATAGAAGCTGCTGTAGTTACTAGACCTATTCCGATTTGTTTGAGGGTGTCAGGGTTAGTAATCTTTTTTCCAAAACTAGAAATCATGGAAGATACAGAATTTTGCCCCTTGTTTACTGCGCTTTCTTGCCTTGCCTTTATATTTGCATCAGACTGCACTTGTGCTATCTGTGCTTCTCCCTCTGCAACAGTGGTAGCAGCAACAATTTCTTCTGGCATATTTGCAGCACGTTCAATAGTAGCTGTCTGTTCACGTACTCCCATTTCAGAAACGGTTGCCGCTGCTGTTGCGGTGCGGGCCTGTAACTCTGTAGTCTGGGTGTCTAAATACTCTTCTGAAAGTTTAGCACGTTGTTCATCGTCTAATAGATCAGTCTCAAGTCCTACCCGTCCTCCTTTTGTAGTAGCAAATCCTGTTTCTGCAAATGCTTCTGGATTTTGCAAAACAGTAGGAAGTTCTTCGTTAACAATGACGCCAGCATAGTTGTTTCCAAGTTCATCGTTTGGCTTGTGTCCCATTAAGCCCTGAACAATGTCCCTGTTTACTTTCATGTCTTTCAACATGTAGTGCGGGACAATAGAACGAATTGCGGAAGGAGTGGTTACAGACTTTTGATCGATACGAATGACCTTGCCGCCTTCTTCGACTTTTATATCAGCTACGGGAAGAACATCAGAAAACTTTTCAAGACGTGTACCTACGTGATTGTTAAAGGCTGCGTTAAAGTTGTCCGCATCTACCCCAAACAAAGAACGATTATTGCCTGACAAGGGTACAGATTCATCGTTTAGTGCTTCTAGTAATAACTGCCCCATAGGAGAATCAGATTTAAATTTAAGTTCGGGTCTTCCTTTATGGTCTTTGCCCGTTGTTATCTTGCCCTTTACAGTAACAACATCTCCGCTAACTACAACGTCACTTACTTTAAGATTTAAAAGTTGTTCTGGTCGTTGAAATGTTGTTCTGTGATATTCAATAACTCGTGCTGTTTTTTCACCGTAGTTTGTTTGAATTTCAGGTAAGGCTTCATTATAAACAGCATCTAAATCTGCTTTGGGTAGTGTTCCCTGCATAGGTCGCTCACCAGCTAAACCTGTGCGTTGCGTTCCCATTGGATTGCCTGAACCTGCAAGACGGGGATACATTTCTTCTTCGATGCCATCTGCAATCGTTTCTGAAAATGCACCAAGACGCTTGCCTCGCATGGCGTTAAAAAAAATATTTTCAAACTGTTGATAATTATAGGCACGGTTAGCCATATCAGGAGAACCGTCCCTTCTAAATAAAAACACAATTTCCGGTTGTCGCATATCCTTTAGTGGGGTGTTTTCTCCTAGAGGAAAAGCATCGGGTGCCTTTTTTTGTAGTACAGCAAGACTTCGCTTTAAAGTTTGAATATTATTACGGGCAGGATACTCCCCCTTTTTATTTTTAGCGTATCCTTCTGGCATAGGCACAATAGAATTAGATGCAAAGTTTATAGCTTCTCCAATAGTAAGAGTGCCAGCTTTTGCCTTTTGAGTTATCTCAATAGATAATTCTTGAAAAGTTTTTGCCATTTAGTATCCGAATACTTCATCTTGTACTTGATGTACATGGTTCTTTATGGAGTTGAGTTGCTGGTGTATAGATACGTAGCCACTCATGCGTGTCATCATCCCGTAGCGCAGCGCGTCGTATGCGTGATCTTCAGCCTTTGTATCTACATCTTCACTGTTTGTTTTAGACAGGGGTATGCCCGCTACTTGTTTTATTATGTGCTGGCATGTAGAAAAGAAACGTAGGCGGGGTTCTTTTGTGTAGGGGTTGTCGGCTAGGCGTCGGTGTATTTCCATCTTGCCTTGTATGCGATTACGATCAGATGGTGTCCACCTGACTCCGCTTCGCATCATTACTTCTGCTATAGACGGACCAAAGCCTGTCTTGTTCCAACACGAAGAATCCAATACAGTGTAGTGTGGTACTGGGTCAAGTTGTTCTGCTTCTAGTATTCTATCAGCTAATTGCTCTGCTGTCAAGTGTTTTTCGTATAATTCTCTATATATCCAGATGTTGTTGTCCCAGTCGATTGCACCCCACAAGACACACGACGGTGCAGCGTACCCGTAGTCAGCCATCCGTATGCGAGGCCAGTTGGTTGGCATTTCGTACGGCTCGACCACATGCTTGGTTCGTGAGAACTCAGGAAAGGCTGCTCCCTCTGCTACATCCCAATCCCCTTCAAGAAGTCTTTTGCGTTCAACTTCGGGAAGTGATCTTAGCATGGACTCGTACTGTCCGTCTGCCATAAGGTGCGGATTGTCTGTCAGCCGTGCAGGAACGAACTTGCGATAGAACAGAGGCTGTCCTGCCTTTTCGTGGTTGTGAGGCCAAACGAACGGCTTGCCCGTGTCTAAGTCAAAAGCAGGGTAAGCTTTGTTTTCTGGTGTTCCATCGATGTACATCTTTTTGACCCACCAGCCACCCACACCTCCGGGGTTGGCTGTGCAGCGCATGTACAGGTGTTGCTGAAGTTCAGGATCAGTAGAACGAAGCCTAGAACGCAAATAGTCCCACACATACGGTGTAGGATACTGTGTGATTTCATCTATACCTATCCAGTTAAACGCTTGTCCTTGAAAGCGTGTTACGTCTTTGTCTTTGTCGAGGTAGGTGAACCAGATGGTTGCACCAGATGGAAAGTGCCACGTAGACTTTGACTCACGGAACTTCGCACCGGGAAACGCTTTGGGGTACAGTTGGCGTGACTTGTCAATCAGTTCGGTTAGTTCGTCGAGAGTACGTCTAAGCAGTAGGCCACGATGATTAGAATT